CTAATTCTTGAACCATTCCGGCTCCCCTACGTTGTAATCCTTCAGCCACTTCGCGAAGATGCTGGTCATATACCAGTTGCCCTTGAGCACCTTGAAATAGTTCTCACCGAGCGTGAGTATTTCCGTCTGCTCTTCCGGGCGCAGCAGGATCAGCAGAAGCAGCTGCGAGCGGATGCCATCCTTCTTGATCTTGGTCAGCTCCTGCTTTATCAAACCGAGGTCCTTGTCCTCCTCGCGCTCCTTCTTCTTGTCGAAGCGCTCAATGAGGAACTTTATGAACAGGAGCAGATTGCCGCCTCCGAGAACAGCGATCAAAACATCCTGATTCATGACTTCACCTCCTTCAATCGCACAAGCATCCTTACCGGGCGCTTGTTGAAGTAGGTCGACACCCACGCCATGCTGTTGACGTGCCCGCCGGTCGCATAAATGTGCTGGCCTTTGGTGTTTTTGCCCATATAGACCATGATGTGACCTCTGCCGCCCGTGTATGCTATGATGTCGCCCTTCTTGATCTTGCCGCTTTTGGCAAGCTCGATGACTGACTTGTTCGGATACTGGAGGTCGAATATCTCCGTGTGCTTCTTCACATAGTCTGCCTGCGGTCCGTTTATCTTGCCTGTCTTGAGGTCAAGGTAGAACCACCAGCCGTTCTTGAATACGCCCATCCTCTGCAGTGCCACCATCGGCAGGGCGATGCAAGTCTTCTTGATCTTGCTGTTCGCCACAGTCGGCGGATTCACCCACTTGTAGACGGCCTTCTTCGACCACTCGCTCTGCTCTTTCAGCGCCTCGATGAACTGCTCCACAATGCTCGGCTTGGCATCCGGCTTGTGCGTCTCAGTGTGCATCGCGTTGCCCATGAACGCGGCGGTCCTGTAGAGCCCATCGGAGTCTCTCATATAAGCTCCGTAGGTGAATTGGTGGTTATCCTGCTGCTCGATCCAGCTGAGCGCCTTGACGCGGTTGTCCGTGGTATCAGTCACGCCCTTCATGTAGAAGTCTGCGGCATAGCCTTTCAGGTGTCCGCTGTTCGGCACTCCTCCGACCGCCGTGTTCTCAGCCTTGCATCTCAGCCCGCATGTGATGGTCATCGGCTTGCCGTAATGGTCACGTATCTTCTGCAGATGCTTCAGCTCCACCCTTTTCATGTATGACGGATATCCGCTGCAGCGCCCACAGGTGCACTTGAACTCTTCCGGGCTGAAGTTCTTCGTATAGGTGCGGACATTGTACCAGTGCCTAAGAGCGCGGTCTGTCGTCTTGTTGTACTTGCCCGTGATCCGCTTTGCGTCCTTGAAGGCTGTACGCTGGAACTTCTTGATGTTCGTTGCGTTGTAGCTACCGAGACCGAGCGCCGTGAAGCGCTTCTGTCTCTGCTTCTTAGTTAGAAGAGCCATTCACTCGTCCTCCTCTTCCTCCTCATCGTCATCGTCATTATTGTCTGCCGGCAGCTCGTCTATTTTCATGTGCTGTTTGAATAACTGGTGAAACCCTACTGCCGCAAGTCCAGAAACCATACCCTTGACGACACCTTCGTAATCAACACCAAACAGTATTAGACCACTAAGTGCTCCGATAAAGCACAGAATCGTAGGAATCCACTTATCGTCTGTCGGCATCCATCTCTTCATTACGAAGCCGATGCAGAGGCATGCAGCTGTGATGATCGGCATTATCATTCCGTCAATAAAATCAATGTCCATTTTTGTTTCCTTTCTACGCTATGCGTACTGCTTTAAGATTTCCATAAGGACTATCGCACGACTGAGCGGATTTCGCTCTTAAATAAAAAGTTGTGTTTGCAGTAATGGTTACGATTCTCATCGTTCTCGCTATGGCGTGTGTACCAGCCGCTACATAAACCATTCCGCTTCCTTCGTCAGCATCTGCCGTACCCGTGCTTGTCGGCGTAATTAAGACTCTTCTTGTTCCAGCTGCTATAGATGAGCCATTATATGAGCCGTTGAATGAGTTATATCCAGTTATCACCCATGTGCCTGGGGTTAACGCAACAGACGCTACAGTGCTATACGATGTGCCTACAGTCCCGGCTCCAGATGCCCTTGTGCCGTTTACTACGGTGCCTATTGCCGAAACATGACCTTGAGATATAAATCCGTCCGAAGCAGTTACCGTTCCTGTTACGGAAGTATCATCGTTTATACTTACTCCGTTTTTGCTGACTATCGAAACGCCGTTACCCTCAAGATACGTTCTGCCCAGCTCGTTGTCATACGGTCCCCAGCCGATGACAAGCGCATTGTTATCGTTCAAGGATACAAGCGAATTGAAATCCCCATTCGTATCGTATCCGGCAAGCGACGTATTGTTGAACAGACGGATGCTGTTGAAGAACTTAGCCGCCATACCACACTCGAACATCGCCTCTGCGGAGACTCTCCCGAATGCTATGCCTGTGCCATCATCATTTATGTCAATGATGAAATAGACGCGAGATATATATGTTGTTCTCGTTACATCAGCATGCGAGTCCCCACCTGTCTGCGATGCGATCTTTATCAATGCCTGAACATCGTAGTAGCCAGTGACAGAAACTGCGGGACTTGTGATATATGCATCCACAAGACCATCCGTGCCCGTGACGGTGGTGTATGTATAGGAAGACGCTGAGCGTAATTTCAGCCCAACCTTAAAGGTCATTCCGAGCGTGTTCCCATCCTCGATAGCATCGGTGTAGTTGAACTTTACATGTGCTACCGTGCCCTCTTCGTCATCCTCAACATAGGCGCTTGTATCAGCATCCCATCTCGCTCTCGATGCGGTAAGGTTGCTTATTGTCGGTGCGACGTATGTTGATTCCCAGATCGCATAGAAATTAATCGTTACGCCATCGGACACACCATTGCCGTTGTATGACGAGCCAGCCTCACGGATCTGCGTACTGCCCGTACTTGATGTGCTCCACCCCTTGAATACATATCCCACTCGAGTGAATGGATTCCCCGGAAGTGTTACAGCCTCGTTGTGCCATTTTGTTATGTCCGATGGTGCTGTTCCAGTACCGCCATTCGCATTGAATTTCAGAGTGTAGCGGTTCTTTCTTGGGATGCTGAACGATTGTGCCTTGTATGACGAGTTTGATGCCGTGGCCTCATCTGCCCAGGCTCCGCTTTTTAGCGAGTGTGTTAACATCCAACTAAAGTCGCTCATGATGCGGATAGTTTTGGATGTCGCCCCCGTCTTTGATTTTTCGTAAGTATAGGTCTTGGTCAGAAGTTGCTTTGACGAACCTTTAGAAAGAGAAAATGGCGGGTTTATGCTTGCCGACCCAAAGTCCCCTGCAGGGTCATCGGAATAAGCCGCATCATATATCTCGACTTTGCCTCTGAATTGGCTCCCGCTTTCGAGCGATATGGCGTTGCTCGTTGCCCTTATTCCGACTTTGCATGATATGCTGTATGTATCGCCAGTCTCTGATGTCTCATAAGTCAGATATACTTGCTCAGCAGAATCAATTTCGAGAAGCCCGCCTCCATATGGATTGACATTGCCGTATACTGTTGTTGCCATAATCACTCCTAACTGATGAGCTTCAGCGACAGATGCCCATTCGACCGCATTACCCAGCCAATCTGACCGACCACATCGCCTGTTGAAGCATCGACCGTCTGCATGTAAAGATTCGTGGCTACAATATCAGAGCCTTGGAATCTTTGGTTATCAAGATATGCTACCTCGTTGCCATCATTGTTGAGCGACAGTTTAGTAGGCGTTATCGTTACATTGTTCTCGTTTTCCTTGCCGATGCGTGCGAGACTCGATGAGAACTCCGAGACCACCGCCTGTGTGGAACTCTCAACTATTCTCATGCCATCACCGTCTATGTCAGTCCTGTAGCCCGTCTCAACACCAAGAACATGCGAACCGTTCGTATCGTGCCAGAAATAGTTTTTCTGCTCATCTATGTCGCCCTGCGCCGCCTCTGCCGCCGCTTGTGCTACCGATGCCGCTATGCCAGCAGTATTTGCTGAATCTACAGCATTCTGCGCATCTCTCTGTGCGGAGAGAGCATAGTTTTCAGCTTCATCAGCCGCTATGTGCGCCCGCTCTGCATCAGCCTGCGCGTTGTTTGCCGCTTCAAATGCTGCCGCTGCGGCGGTGTTCGCATCATTCGCCACCTGTTCAACATTCCGAACTCTAACGACTCCAGCAGACGGATTTGAATAGTTACCAGCTATGTACAGCCTGTTGTTGCGCCACTCGACCGTGACCGTGTCGCCTGGCTTTACCTCTGCAGACGTGGACGCTGTTGGAGTCTCCCTATCACTTCCGGCAAGATATACCCAAACAACGCCCTCGTTATCTACCCGGGAGACTGTAGCGCTGTACGTTCTCGTCGTATCGACTGGCTCATCCTTTATCGCTTTTATGAAGTCCTGTACAACGTTTCCGTCTACCATAAAGAAACCTCCCTTGATGCCCTTTCGCTCACCGTAATGCCCCGACCACAGCTGATTGACTGCGATTCGACACGCAGGTCGCCCATCAGCCCGTCTATCGATGCCCGTACCAGCGAGTACGGATAAACATCCGGGGCATACTCCCTTTTGTATGAGCGCTCATCTTTCAGGATACTCGCCTTTTTCAACATTCTGTTGGCATACTCTGCATGCGTCTCACTGTTGACAGGCGTAGGCGAAGTATTGACAGAATCCACATAATAACCTCTGCTTACAGACGATACCGGGCTGTCCGGATCATCATTAATGGCTATCGTTACATTGAGGCCGTCCATGACTATGTAACGGTTCGGTATTTCGCTTGTGTCCGCGGAGAAGTCGATTTTGTTCAAAAGGATTCCCTTTCGCGCATTATCTATCGTAAGCGATGGCGAATAAGGTTTCGGACATATGTGGACGATCCCCCTGCCATCTATCTGGATCACAAACTCTCCGGCATCAAGAACGGCCCACGCCGCCTCGAGGACAGAGGACCCAAACTCATGCACTAAATGCTCGTTCAAGGTGAATGAGCCCTCGACAACCACCGGGGCGTTTATCGCTTCACGCAGCAGCTCGGCTGCATACTGTGCACCATCCACTCCTGCCGGCGCGTACTGGCCTGTCACTATCGTTGTTGTTGACGCAGGGTGCAAAACAGAAAAGCCATCTACTTCGTGGACAGTTCTTCCGTAGTCCACCTCGCCACCTTCTGTCCCGAAAAGAAGAGTGGCGATATCGACTCGTTCAACATCGCCACCCTGCTGGGCTGTCATTACTATCCGGTAGTAGCCGGTTTCAAAATCCCCGGTCACCTTCAGACTCCCGGACTCTATAAGGTCGCCATCGGCCGTCCTTGTAACATCTGCGCTGTCAACGCTGGTCAGCTTTTCAGCATCTGCCCAAGTCTTGCGATTTACCCGGAATATTCTCCATGTTGCTGAATAAGGCTGGCTCCAGTTCATGCTTCTTCCTCTTCCTCAAAAGTAAACGGTATCGGCAACTTGAACTCTCCAGTCAGTCCGATCTCAATCGCGTCCAATGCGATTTGAGTTATAGCCGCATTGTTTTTAGACAGATCCTTGACGTCGACATTCGCTTCGAATGCGCTCCCGTCAGGCAATCTCACGAATACCGGCCCTGAATATCTGGCAAGAAGCCTCGCCTTTTCGATTTCTTCCGGCTGTGCAAGGCTTATAACGTTCGAGTTGAATGAAGATTTTCTCTCCACTTTCTGGTTCCAATACCCGCCTACAGAGCCGTCCATATGGTAGCGTGCCTCAAAGTCTTTCGCGTAGCTGTCTCCCATTGTCAAATCGTAAGGCAGCTCGAGGAACCCGTCTGCCCAGTCAAGCCTTATCGCCTTGTTCGGCGCCGTATATTCGATATCCGTGAACGCCACATCTCCATCAACAGAGCGCAGCGCGATCCTGTAATACAGCGTCAGGTCTGTCCCGAACGGCGCATACTCATCAATGGCTGTGTAGTCAAGCGGAAAGCCCTCGCCTATCAAGCTCGGTTTGCTGACGTCCATTCTGTAAATGTCATAGACATCCGTTTCAGCTGCGTTCTCCGGTGCCGTGAGCACTATCTCTGCAACGCCATCCGTGACCGTGACCGTTGCCTCCGGCTCGGGTGCCTGATGGGCCCACTCTACTCCGAATTCGGCAGCCATCTCGTCTGATCTCAGTTTTGTAGCCCTGTCCTCTGCCATGACGGACAAGGTGTAATTACACAGATCCCAGAACTCGAGACCGCCCGGAACAGTGACCTCCGCAGAATAGACGCCATTCGACAGCGTCCATTCAGGTTCGTACACATCGCTGTGAATGGTGTCGCCCGCCGTCTGCCTCATTATTCCCTGCGGGAACTGACTCGATGCGCCCTGGCTTGCTATGATCACGATCAGGTCGCACTCCTTGTCTGCCGTTGCCGTAAAGCTGAACGGCTGTGCTGTGAGATTTGATACACCCAGCGACAGCGTAGGCGGCTCCACGATAGTGACGGCAAGGTCGTCACTCGAGACGAATCCGCTGCCTGTAGACGCCTCGACATGGAATGTCAGCGAATTGCTGACCGCCCATGCCGCAAGCGTTTCTGCACTTATCTGTGTAGAGCCGATGCTGCCCTCACCGCCGGCTATCTGCGTTCCGTTTGAATCGACAATGCGCCATGCTGTCTGCAGTCCGCCCGAGAGCGTCCATCTTACCGTCAGAGGGCTCCCGAGCGCTACATATCGCTCGCATGTCGCCACCACCGAGGCCGGCACCTCGTTTGGGATAACCGTAGCAGTATCCGAATAACGCGAGTATGTTGTACCGCCCTCGCTCTCGAGATACCTTCTCGCCCTGACATAATACTTGACGCCTTCGTCAAGATTCTTGATCGTGACCTCTGCGCTGCCTGTATAAGTTACGCCGCCCGATGTCGTTGAACCATCCGACCAAGTGAACTCGAATTTCGCTGGCTCCTCGGTCGACTTCCAAGCATCTTCCTGATCCGACCACGTCAGCTCTGTACCTGTCGATGCTGGTGTGCCGTCATTCCATCCGAGCGATACGACTGCAGAAGTCCCGTCCGTGCCTGTTTCCACAGAGAGCACTTTGATGCGGTCATCAGCAGATGTTGCCGCCGGAGTCTCAAGTGCCGTTACCCTAAGCGGCTTCGAATACTGGCAAAGCACAGCCTCATACAGATGCCATGTCTTTACTCGCACCCATGTGTACTTGCCCGCATCCGGCACCAGCCCCGTAAGAGACATAGTCAAGCCTGTGCACTTGCTGTCATCTACTATGCCCGCATCCGACCATTGAGGCTGTGCCGCATCTATCTCCGCCTCGGTCGCATATGTGACATTTGCCAGATATTCCAGCTTCACGCCGTCAACAGGATGCTTTGCCGTGCTGTTCGTACTGACGCTGACATTCAATGTGCCCGTGCTGTCCTTCCTGGACACCCGTGGATTGCTTATGGACGCTTTTGCGGGATAACTTACATAGCAAGTCTTTTCCGCCCAGTCGGATGCCCCTGCATAGCCCCTTGTCCTAGCCCTGAACTTGACGGAGATGTACTGCGTGTTCTTGTTGTTGACAAGGTTCTGATAATCTATCGCATCATACTCTCTTGTCAGCGACAGGTCCTGTGTAGTGCCTGACGCTGCGATACGTTCGACAGACTCCTGCCTGCCTTTTACGACTACCTGCCACTCGGTATCCTCGCGCTCCTGATAGTCCTCGCCGGCATTCGATGTAATAGTCGCCGACACCTTTCCGTTCCCGGTATTGAACGCCGGGGCCGATATGGCCGGTTTTCTCGGGGCCGTGAACTTTCTCGTTTCCGTTGCGCTCGGACCATCGCCCTCGCTGTTGTACGGCGTGACTGTCACCGAGACTCCGGTCAGTTTGCTGGGCGTATATGGATAGAACGATTGTCTGGTATATCTTCTGGAGATGCCCACGCCACCGTCTCCGACAAGAGCCGTGAAATCATTGAGATTGATGGTCGACTCTTCCTTTGTGACGGCTATGCTTTTGTTCACGACAGGGTCCGGATTGAGGTGGGTAGCAAGAAGCCGCCACTTGATCCTGAGTCCTGTTGCGCGCCTGGCATTAGTGTCTTTTTTCAGATCGCTCGGCACGCTCCAGGTCGCAGTCATCTTATGATTACCTGACTGTCTTTTCGGTGCGGCCAGTTTTTTTACAGCCAGCTTTGGCTTTCCCTTTATTGTTACCGCCATCAGATCACTCCCGCCATCTTATACCTCTGCACGCCTCGTGCGATGTCCCGAAGCATATCGTTTGCATCATCTGATGCGTTGTAGTTGAGATTGATGATTATGTCTCCGTTGTTGCCGTTGGTTGCTTCTCTTATATCCTTCATTAGATTTGTCCGTCCATACAGCATCTCGTCTCCGGCCTCACCCGCCACTTTCTGTTCAAAGATAGTCGGCCTTGTGAACATATATGGCTGTGACATAGCTTTTGCAAATTCCTGAGTCCTGACGCTCATGTTTGTTGACGCCCCACCATCGCCGTTCTTGCTGACGCTGACGCTTGGCAGCTCCACCTTGCCACTGAACAGCTTTCCGAGGCTGAACGGGAACATTCCCTTGATTTTCTCAATTATTCCCTTGATGATATCTACTACGCTGTCAAACTTCTCGCGGATCCCGGTCTTCATCGATTCGAACACCTTTAGAGCAGCCTTCTTGGCTGCAGTGAAGCCTCCGTGGATCAGTTCCTTGACAACATTCACGATATCTTTGATGAGATTCTTTATTCCAGCAGCCGCGCTTTTTATGCCCTTGCCTATTCCTTCTATCAGAGTCTTGCCGAGCTTCAGCCACTGTATTGCCATGAAGACATCCCATATGGCAGCTATAATCTTTGGCAGATTTGCTATGATTACCGGGATCGCCTTGATCAGGCCGGCAACCAGGTTCTTTATAATGCTGACTCCGGTTGCGAGGATCTTTGGCGCGTTGTCATTGATAACGCCTGCAAAATTGGATATGATCGTCGGCACAGTCTCAACTATAGTCGGTATGTTCTTGATGATGCCTGTTGCTATGTTCTTTATGAGCTCCAATCCGGCATCTGCCAGCTCTCCTGCCTTCGATCGTATGTTGCCGGAGAATTCCATCAGGTTCTGAAGAGCCGACTTTAGCATCTGCGGGAATTTGGTCTTTACCGTATCCGCTGCAGATTTCAGAGCATTAGTCAGTTCCGGTACCAATGTGTCTATTGCTGTTGAAACAACTCCCGGCAGACCTTGCAATATGTTACCAATGGCCGGGATCAGGTTGCCTGCGGCTGTGACAGCCGTTTCTACCAGATTATTCATTGCCGGTCCTACATTCTCGCCAAGTACCAGATTGCCCATCAGATCCTGAGCTGCGGCCTTCATCGCGCCAAGGGATCCCGAAAGAGTCTCTTCAGATTCCTTTGCAAAGTTATTTTCATACTGCGATGTCCTTTCCATGAACATCTGCATGGCAAGCTCGGCCTTCTGTGCATTATCTGCAGTATTCCAATCGAAGTTGAGCCCTTTTTCGAGCGCATATGCCTGAAGTGTCGTAGCATTCATGGCGACGCCCAGGTTATCCATCATCGTGAAGTTGCCTTTGGCAGCTCCTGCGATCGACTCCATTGCCATCGATGTATCGATGCCCATGACTGAAGCCACATCTGCCGCACGCTGCATGGCGTCTTCGGTCATCTGCAGTGCTTTTGTCTGCTCTACTCCAGAGCCCTGGAACAGCGATCCCATTTTATTCGCCGTTGCCATATAGTCCGAAGCAGAAAGGCCCATATTCTTATACGCCTGAGTCGCAGCAGTCTGTATTTTGCTTGCATAATCTCCAAATACAGCTTCTGTACCGCCTAGGTTCTGCTGCAGTTCTGCACCGAAATCCAGTGTCTTCTTAAACGCAGCGCCAATGCCCGCGCCAGCTAAGACCTTTTTCAATGTCCCTGCGAACTTGTTGCCTGAGCTTTCTCCAGCCGTCTTCGCAGCAGGGTCGAACATCTTTATAAGGTTGCCTTCCAGATCCCGTGCAGACGGAACTACTTCGACCCATGCTTTCCCTAATTCTGTTCCGGCCATGTTCTATACCTCCTCGAGGGAGACGCCCGCTATGATCCGGGCTTTCTCTTTTTCAAATTCATCGCTATTGCTGAACACTTTGAACTCCTGCCTCTTGTTCTTTTTGTCAGCAATCAAAAATCTCGGCGCGATCCGTTTGTCGCTTTCCGAGCTCCACATATCTATGATCGTGGCCAGCAGCACGATATCCCACGGTGCTATCAGACCCTCTCTTTTCAGTCTTATCCGAGAATTCACACCCAGCCCGGAAGCAAGCACTGCAAGCAGCGGCACCGGGATTTCCCTTATATCGAATATGCGGTAGGTCTCCGCCATATCACATATAAAGGCATCCCGGTCAAGCGCAAGCATCCGCGCCAGGTCGATCAGTTTTTTGTTTCTTTGTCCTCGTCAGAAAGGAACATATCATTGAAGTCGCGCCACATAAGCTCTGATACGACCTCTCCTTTTTCGTTCCTGTTTGTGTTCTTCCATTCAGCTATCTGTTTTCTGGTGAACATGGCACGGACTACGGCATGCATATCTCTCGCAAGGATCACTGTATCCTGTGCTGTGATCTTATCTTCCGGGATATCTCCAAGTTCCATTATCTCTGTGAGCCAGTCCATTACCTCCCAGTCAGCCAGCTTTTCATTCTCATATTCATACTTGAAGCCGTTCTGCGTGACGCCTTTTACGATCATTATTTCCTCCCTTCAGCGATCACCCGGGCACAGCGTACCCGGGTGATAACGATACTTTAGTTTGACGTGCCTGATGCAGGTTTCTGGATATATGTCTTATGATTGAATCCGGCAGTCGAATCGAGGAGCGCCGTTACGGTAAGGTCATAGCCTACCACTTCGTTTCTCCTGTAAACTACTTCACCGATCTCGGATACCTTGCCATCAGGAATGACTATCCTCTGGTATACTCCGTCGCGCATTATGGTCTCAAATACCCATACTGCCTCTTCAGCTTCGCTGCCGTCTACAACGACCGCGATACCGTCTGCAAGTGCTCCGCTCACCTTGGCATCGCCGTAAACAGCCTTGAGCACATCTGTATCCAGTGCGTCTATCAGTTTGAACTGGAACCTATCAGTTGTCTCAGTCTGTACAGTTAGTACCACTGAGCCTCCCATTTCCCTGATTTCTTCGCTTGTGCGCTCATAGTTGTTTGTGAAGCCGTCTTCACTGAGATAGCCCAGAGTCTTGTAGGCAGCTGCAAGAGCTGTAGTTGCATCCGTCGGCAG